ACACCTGCGTGGGTATCATTCAATACTGCAAATTTCATATTATTTTGTCATTAAGTCGATGACCCAGAAGTTAAACATCATGAATCCTAGTGTTGCAAATTGTAATACACTTGCAATTGCAACGATTAACAAACCTCGGTCTGCCCACCATTTACCTTCGGTTTCATGCCATTCTTTTACTTGTTCTGGTGTTGCATCATTTGGCACCCAACGAATTCCTTGTTGTCGTGCTGTGTTTTGGTCTGGTGTTGTGAAATCAAACTCCATTTGGTCATTCATTTTTTATTTGAATTAAAATATTTTTCTACACCTACAGGTTTAGTTTTATCTACCTTTTTCTTACCTCTAGGTTTATAGTTTGGTTCTTCTAAATTGTTTTGTAAAAATTCAACATAAGAGTTGGTAACAGGATTATCACCATCCATACTATCTACTGCATCTGTAAGAATACCACTGTTCATGATTGCCTTATGTTTGATTGCAGCTTGTTTTTTCTCTTTTTGAATTCTTCTCAAGAATGCATAGTATATAATCTGAGTTATATATGCGAATGCATTTTGAGACTTGTCTGGATTAAAGTTGTTTATATATTGTAAACAATTCTCGATACCATCACAAATCATTTCATCCCTATAAGAATAGTTGATAAAGTTTGGTTTGGTTGATAGTCTCGTTGCAATTTTGTAAATACATTCACCTATGTACTCTGATACTCTAGGTGGTTCTTTACCATCTGCAATAGCTTGTTTAACTGCACGATTGTGTTCTGATATTGCAGCCGTAAACTCTTTGTTGTTTACATAATGTTCTGGTTTTGCTTTACTCATATATCTATTATCTCATCATATTGTTATTTGTCAAGAAGATATTTCTATATCTGCTGTTGTTTCGATAACAACTCTTGCACCACATGGTAGTATGGGTTTTTCATTACCACCATATCGTATTGTACTTTCTCCTAAAATTTTTACTTCATGACAATATGTATTAGTTTTTCCTTCTTTTATAGTAATCACTGGTTCATTCGTACCATGTTTCTTATTAGAACGAATCTTATGTTGATTTACATGAATGTACTTTTTTTTAGGTTTTTTCATATTTTTTACTTGACAGAATTAAAATCACATGTTACCCTAGATATGTATCGTGGGAAACAAGAGAATATACTATTAATGGACAACCTTTTTCTTACCCATTTGTTTCTCGAACTCAAGTAAATCAAGTTCTTCTTCCAGTGCAAGTTCTTCCTCTGGAATCATTCTCTGGTCTTTCATCATTTCAGCAAATCTCTGAAATGCATCTGTACCCTTATCTAGTTCTTGTTTAGGTGACATTACATCTAATCCTATATCATCCCTAAGATGTATCCAATCCTTACATGCTTTATCGTAGAATTGTATGAATTTGTCATCGATGGATGTCGTGTATACTACCTCAGAAGCTGCAATGACTATCTTATTATCTCTAGTAAAAGGAACTAAAGGAGATAGTTTTATTACTGACCCCTTACCAGTCACCGATGGAGTAAGACCAACATTGCAAGGAAGAGTCATTTCAACTGTTCCAGTATCTTCTTTTATTTGAGTAATTGCAATGATGTCTTCACCATTTCGTAGTTTGATGTATCTGTATTGACTCATAGTTTTATTGCCAGTATTATTAGAATAGCGATTAGAAGGATATTAGTGGTAGCAATCAAAATCCCAAGAATGGTATGATACCATATCCATCGTGTCTTGTATGCATTATCAACAGTTAACTCTTCTGGGTCTGGATTCTTCCAAGTATCAGTAGGTTTCTGTTTCCATAAAATATCGTACCACCTCAAAACTTCACCTCGTGTATTGTGTATTTAAATCTTTCTTTACTATAAGTATTTATTCGTTCTTTAAAGTGCCTCAAAGTATAATTCTCTCTTTTCTTATAACTCAAATCATCTGCAATATCAAAAAGAGTTGCATTTACTTTATCTTTACTTGTCCTCAATACTCTTCCTATGGATTGTAATACACGAATCTTTGACTTACTAGGACTTGCAAATACTATATTATGTAGGTTCTTAATATTAATACCAGTTGAGAATGTACCATAGGATGCAATAATTACACATCCTTCTTCCTTTTCCATCAACTCTCTAACCTTTTCTCTATTGATTGTATCTGTTCCACCATAGATAAAGAATGATTTGATACCAGCTTTCTGGAATGCATCGTATATCTTCCTACCATGTTTATCTACATATTGGAATAGAATCAATGTATTACCCTTTTGTCCTAGGGTTAGATTCTTTATAAATTGTGTTCTCTTTTCATTACCAGCAAGGAACTCCATTTCTCTAGGATAATCCATAGATACAACTTCTTTAGATACCTCTGGTGGATACTTTAACACTAAACATTGTATATCTAACTCTGCAAGAATACCTTCATCCATCAAATCACTAGAAGTTGTTACATAATGTGTAGGGCCAAACAATCCTTCTAATACTAACTTATGTGTTTGTGTATCATCTAATGTACCAGTCAATCCCCATCTATGACCAATATCTTTCATCTTCTCCATGATACCAGTAAGTACTTTTGCTTTGAATAAGTGTGCTTCATCACCAAACACTGCACCAAATCCATCGTAAAACGATTTCGGCATTTTGGATAGGGTCTGCCAAGTAGTTACTACTATATCGGTATCTCCTACCTTTGCACCACCATACATCTTATCAATAGGTTTATCATATCCATAATCTGCAAAGTCTTTAGACATTTGTTCTACTAATGATGTTGTGGGTACAATGACTAATACTTTCTTTTTATGCATGGATATGAAATGTCTTGCAATACAATATATGATTGCAGACTTACCACTTGCAGTTGGAGATACTAACAATTGTCTTCTATACTTAATACCTCTTGATATTGCCTCTACTTGATAATCTCTGAGAGGAAATCCCATGTTTAATCTATCGGTAAAGTCTGGAGATTCATTATCAGTTTCCCAACCATAACCTTCCATGTTGTAGTCTCGGTCTTTTGCAAATTGTTCTAGTGCATAATATAGTCCAAGATACAACTTACCAGTAGTTTGTGCATATAAACGAATGTTTCCATCCCAATATTTGTTTCGTACAGATGGCATGAACTTTGCGCCAGGCACTGGGAAAGTAAAATAATCAGACAACTCTTGTCTGATAGATGGTTCTGCATCTACCTTGATATGAGTATTGTCGATTTTGGTTATCTGAATGTCGGGCCTGCTATCCATCCTACTAAGGAGTATCTCCTACCTCGTGTTACTGATGTTACTCTATGATATAAAAAAGATGGAAATATGATTATACTTCCCTGTTCTCTTCCTCTTTGTGGGGCTCTAATGACTGCTCTTTCTGGGTCATGCATTGGATTTACACTATATGGGTCACACCATTCAAAATGTCCACCTTCATAATCATTTGGATGTGTAAGGTTTACACTATATGAAAGTTTTCTATATCCACCTACCCTTTCATCTGCAAGTGGGTCATCTTTACATTCTTCTTTTGTATATGGTTCAAAGTGTCCATCTGTATGCCATTCATAATGTTCGTCTGGTGCTTTATATATGGTAAACTGATATGTTTCATGGAAATTTAAATCAAACTGAAAATAATCTTCATTAACTTTTCTAACAGTAGGTGTAATATGGTCAAATATAGTTTTTCCATCTGACAGTGTTGCATCTCTATCTAACCAACCCACACCAGATTTTCGTGTATTATAATTTCTTATTGCACCTTCACCAGCACTTCCAGTTTCACCATAGTGTAATTTAGTCTTTTTATCACCAATTTCAATTATTTCCTCACATACCCACTTTGGGATTGCACGAGGTATGATTACACAATGTTCTGGAATAAATGATGGCATAATATATTAACCTGCTGGGTTAGTGAATTTCAACCAATCGATTGCATTTTTGATTGATTGATGTCTCCATGTAATTATATTTAGTATCTCTTTTAAACAGTCGACACACTCAGTGAGATATTCTACTTTTAGTTTCATATCAGATAAATCTTTATCTGCATTGAAATAATAATTGTAGTCTTGTTTGATTACTCTATGACCTTCGAATGGGTCATAAGACCATCCTAGTTCATCTATCTCTTCTTTAGATAACTTATCGGTATACCATAACCACTTCTTTTTTAGAAGTTGATTATACTTCACCTCATAAGATTTAAGAGATAGTCTCTTTTCGTTTAGGAGTTCTAGGTATTTTGCATGTAAAGAAGGTGTTTGTAAGGATGCTTTATCCAAATCAATCTGGTCAATAACAGAATCAACCTTCCACATTTCTTGAATTTGTTCTAATGTCATACTATAATTATACCATTAAACTGGTATTTGTCCACTTAATTATGATGTGGATGCAATTTCAAATGATGTAAATTGGAAAGATGCAGTACATGTTACATATGTTAATCCACCAGCAACAGTGGTATCCATTGTAATCTCACCTAACGATGTAGGAAATGCATCTTGTATTCTAATATATCTATTAGGGTTATTTGCAGCTGTAGTAACTACGATAGTCATATCTGAGTATAATGCATCATAATCACCACTTCCATCATATGGTTCATCTGCTCTTCTATTTGCACCTACAAGACTTCTAAATTTTTCTGGGTCTGTAGAACCTGTTATTGCAGACATCCATGTATACATTTCAGTCCAATTTTCCATGTTTTCATCAACTATGAAATTAATAGATAACTCACCAAATGTAATTTTATCGCCAGGAACTTTAACATTTACACCTAAATTAGTAGGTTGTGTTACCTCTGCAACACTTACAGATGGTACATTAACACCAGTTGCAAAGTATTTCGTATTAGGTAATTTTTTAACTAATAGTTCGAATTGAGTTGGTGCAAGATAGGATAAATTATCTGGAAGATTACCAGCCCATGTTGCAGTTGATATTTGTCTTGTAGTCATAATAGTATTTATAACGATGAGAAAGGGAGTCTAGGACTCCCTTCCTTTTAATTTATGCAACCCATCTTGTACCACGATAGATTCCTTCTTTAGAACCTTTCGAGGATTGTGACTTGATTGCATCGTGTTTGACACCTCTGTAAATACCACCTTGAGATTTTGATTTCTCAACATGTAGTGTTTCTTTGGTGACTTCGATACCTCTGTAAGTAGTCATCTCTGCCTCCAGTCTTCGTTTAAAGTTAATCAAACGCGTTCCTTCGTAAAGATTGTCGGTCTCTGTTCCCCTAGGGTACTTAGCTT